AACGTGGTCCTCGTTGGTCGTCGCGGTGCTTCTTTCCTTGAAAGCGGCTACGTCTACGCACCTTACGTGCCACTACAGACTACTCCCACAATCTTCGGACCAGAAGACTTCGTGCCACGTAAGGGTGTTATGACCCGTTACGCGAAGAAGATGGTTCGTCCAGATATGTACGGTCTAGTCGTCGTTCGTGGTCTCCTTGGTGAGTCCGGCTCCTGATAGCTAACTAACCCAAAACTAAGCCCCTCGCCTTGCGGCGGGGGGTTTTTTTATTGTGCGAGGCTTTTAATAAAACATTATACTATTTAATATGAATTCGCGATGTTATACATCGAGTATTAAAGCATATTTAAAGGAGATTATAATATGGCTAAAGTAGCAAGAGCGGCAAGAGTAGCAAGCCGCCAAAGACCCGAATCTGTTTCAGCAGATAAAACAATTGCACAGGCAGAGGCTGGAGAGTTATATTTGATTGATGCATCCACAGCAGCCACAAACTTCACCATCACTTTGCCCACTTGTGAAGAAGGTGCTTATTTCACTTTTCTTCTAGTTGCCGATTCCGCAGCAAACTCACAGGTGTTGATTGATGCTGGTAGTGGTGTAACAATCAAAGGAACGACAGTTATCATGCCTGCGGGAACAACTGCTTCAGATGCACAACATGTCGTTAAAGCTAACCATAGCAACCGGAGATTGGCCTTTGGAGATTCAGCCAAGATTGGAGATATTGTAGAATTAGTCAGCGATGGCTCCAATTGGTTTATCGTAAAAGCCGAAGCCTCTGTTGCCTTCACCACATCAATATGATAAGAGGTAACTAATGGGTCGTAGAAAGAAAAGAGCGAGACTTCTCGCACGTCGGGCAGCGCTTCTGGGAACTCCAGAAGCCGCCCCTGTGGTCGAGCAGGCACCAGTTGTAGTCGAGGCTGCACCTGTTGTTGAGGAGCCAGTAGTAGTTGCTGCTCCAGTTGTTGAAGAGCCAGTTGTCGTAGAGGCACCAAAGGTTGTAAAGCCTGTTGCCAAGAAGACAACGAGAGCAAGAAAGACAACCTCCACACGTAGAAGAACTACCGCAAAGAAGACTACAGCTAAAAAATAATATTGTCTCCTTCAATGTTGCCCCTTCATCTAACAAGATGAGGGGGCTTTTGTTTGTTCTTTCACTATTTACTACGAACAGGAGGCTCCATGAATGCCCACAAATCTACAACCACTCTCACAAACTAGCGCTATCATTCTTTCCTCAACCGGATCTACCGGTGATGTAGCAGCGGCAGTGCCTTTTGGGATGTACACCGGCTCTGCCGAATTTATAACTGGTGCTGCAAGACAAGTAAATTATGTATTCAAGAAGCTGGGCGGCGATGTTGTAGATATTGAATTGACAAATAATAATGTCTATTCTGCTTATGAAGAGGCAGTATTAGAATATTCTTATATTATCAACATGCATCAGGGAAAAAATGTGCTTTCCGATACCCTTGGCAAACTTACAGGAACCTTTGACCATAAAGGTGAAATTGTTAGTGGTCCTGCAAGCGCAAGCTTACAATACCCAAGAGTAACACTCTCTTATGCCAATAAGATTGGGGACGGTGTTTCTACGATGGCTGGGGTTGGTGGCACATCTCGAATTTACTCCGCGTCTTTTACAACAACAGCAAATAAACAAGATTACGATTTACAAGCGATAGTAGAGGCTGCGTCAACGTCTGGCGTTGATGATGCTGGCGTTGCCGTCCCGTATGCAGGAAAAATTAGCAACTCTCGCATCATCATAGATAAAGTTTTTTATCGCTCTCCAATCGCCATGTGGCGCTTCTATGGCTACTATGGTGGTGTCGGAGTTGTTGGCAATTATTCTACCTATGGGCAGTATTCTGATGATTCTACATTTGAAGTAATACCAACTTGGCAGAATAAATTGCAAGCAATAATGTATGAAGATGCTCTCTACACAAGAACTTCTCACTACTCATTTGAAATCTTGAACAATAGATTGAGATTGTATCCAACTCCTCGTGGAAAAGATAACTTTTCTGGTTATCTTGATCGCATTTGGTTCCGCTTTAGAATATCAGATAACTCTTGGGGCGAAGGAGATGGCACAAATACTGGAGTACTTGGTGTTAACAACATCAACACACTACCATTTGACAACATTCCATATATCAATATCAACTCGATGGGTAAACAGTGGATCCGCAACTATGCGCTTGCCCTATGCAAAGAAATGCTTGGACAGATTCGCGGCAAGTTCCAAACAGTGCCAATCCCAGGCGAGTCCGTCACGCTAAACTATTCTTCGCTTCTATCCGAGGCACAAAAAGAAAAAGACGATCTTCGCCAAAGCCTAACAGACATGTTGAAAGAGATTGAATACACCGAGTTGGCAAAGAAAGACCAAGAGAAGGTCACGGCAGCAGAAGAAACTCTTCGTCGCTCCCCGCTACCTATCTTTGTAGGATAATTAAATGTCAGATAACGAATGGTCCAGACCAGCAGCCCCGCCCCCGCCACTCTTTCTTGGTGAGAAAGAACGCAATCTCGTTAAGCAAGTTAATGATGAGCTTGTAGAAAAGGTTATTGGTCAGCAGATTCTCTACTACCCAATTGATATGGACACAACAAATTTTCATGACCTATATGGAGAGGCTATAGAAAAAACTTTCTTACCTCCTGTCAGAGTGTTTGCTCTCGTTAACTTTGATGAAGAGGGATCTTCGTATCTTGATTCGGTGGGGATTGATGGTAGTTCACAGATCACTGTCCACTTTCACAAACGCAGGCTTACAGAAGACCAAAACCTATTTGTCCGCGAAGGAGACTTTGTTCTTTACGGTGAGAGATACTACGAGATTATAAAACTTTCTTCCTCAAGAAAACTATTTGGACAAGTAAACCAAACATTTGAAACCTCTGCTGTTTGTAAGAGGGCACGTAAGGGACTATTCGATGCTACCTAATAACTTTGATTTTGCACAACTACCTGATGATAGAAAAGATTTTTCACTTGAAGAAGTAGGTATGCTTGCTTCTCGTATAGAGGACATCGATTACGCGATGGTGTCTTGGCTAAAAGAAGACCTTGATCTCTCAACAATAACTAACGAGGGCAACAAGAGGGTTCCTGTTCTTTGGCAGACTCCCGAGCGAGCCTTTCAAATTAAAAATAATCATGATCTACGACATCCTGTAGATGATGGTGGTGGGGTTATAACACTTCCTGTCATCTCAATAGAAAGAACAGCCATTACTAAAGACCCCGCACAGAAAGGTTCTTTTCAGGCGCATCTATATTCTGATAAAAGAAACGGAAGAACTGGTCGAATGACCATAGCAAAGCGTATCAAACAAGATAAAACGCGAAACTTTGCTGTTGTTGGAAATACCCGTACCAACAGTGACGGTACAAGACAAAAATACTTCCCAAGAGTAAATAAAAAAGTTGTTATTGAGACTCTTTCAATTCCAATTCCTATCTATGTGAATCTAGACTATAAGATCGTTGTTAAGACCGAGTATCAACAGCAAATGAATGACTTGACACAACCCTTCATGACGAGAACAGGACAAATAAATTCTTTTGTTATGCGCAGAAATGGACACCTTTACGAAGCATTTATCGATCAGGGATTTAATCAAGCGAACAATGTTGCCAATCTCGGAGAGGACGAAAGACAGTTCACCAGCGAGATAAATATTAAAGTTCTAGGCTATCTCATTGGCGAAGGCGCTAGCGATGACAGACCTATCGTGACAAGAGAAGAAAGTATTGTAGAAATAGCATATCCCAGAGAAACTGTCGTTCCATCAGGAAACGATAACTTTTTTATGGACTAGAGACATCCTGAAGTCTCTTTGGTTTAAGTGCTACTATTTACATTGTGATTGAATATGCTATATAGCATTATCTTATAAAGTGAGGATTAACTAATGCCCGTAAAAAGTTTCAAATTTGTATCTCCCGGTGTGTTTATCAACGAAATTGATAACTCATTCCGCCCCCGCCAACCCGAAGCGATTGGTCCCGTAATCGTTGGACGCGCCACGCGAGGTCTTTCAATGCAGCCAATTAAGTTGGCATCATTTTCTGACTTCCTGACCATGTACGGAGGTACTGTCCCCGGTAACGCAGGTGGAGATGTCTATCGTGATGGCAACTACCAGTCACCAATGTATGGCACCTATGCTGCTAGAGCGTTCCTTAACGCCTCTGTCGCTCCAGTAACCTATGTTCGACTACTTGGCTCACAGCACACAAGTGCGACTGCTGCTGGCAAGGCTGGCTGGGCAACCACTGAGAACCCAGACGCAGAAAAGTTCTCTAAACTTATTTTGTCTGATCTTGATGCTCTTGCTGCCGATGGTCAGAAAATAGCACTAACTGGTGGTTCTGATAGATTTCTAATTACATTTGAAGATGGCGTAACAAGCGCGACTTCATTTACGGCAGGAACTCCCAATACCGCTACTTTGAAGGCAAATCCTTCGACTGGCACCACTGCGGGCAATGTTGCAGCACAAGTTGCAGACATGGTCACACTGTTTAATTCTATGACTAACTACGATTCTCTTAGTAGTTCTGTTGATGTTGACGATGGGATTATTATTAGATCTAGGGTCGGACTTGATCACGGCGATTTGGCTCTATCTATGAACGCAGTTTCGACGACCGTTTCAATAACTGCTGGCTCAATAACTGGAGAAGGTAAGTTAACAGATAATGGCGGCGCTTACGGTCTTTGGGTATTCCCATCAAGCTCCAACGATACTTGTGGAACAGGCGGCGACAACACAGATAACTTAGGTTCAGCAATACTAAGTTCAGTCTGGTATTTGGACCAAGACAGTTCAATCAGACTATCTGGTACACTGGCTAACAGCGCAGTTAAAGCAGAAGGTATCGGCATGGTTATTGAATCTGATGCCTCTGGACTATTCACCGCAACCATTAAGGGTTCTAAGTCATTATTGGGAACTGATGAAAAGTTCTCTTTCAACTTTGATGACTCTGATCAACGTTTTGTTCGTAAAGTGTTCAATACAAATCCACAACTTGTAAAAGGTGGAGATTTTTATGATAGCTCGCTTGAAAGAAATTACTGGCTTGGAGAGAGTTTTGAGCAAGAACTTCTTGAAGGACAGGCTGGAGTAGGCTCAATCACAGGTAGCGATGCTACAAGCATGGCTTCACAAAAGATGTTTGGTGTTATTCTTCCAATTAGAAAAGGTACCGTAGGTCCAAATACAATGAAGCAAGGTACCCAAGAAGCCCAAACAGGTTGGGTAATTGGTCAAGATATTGGTGCCGCAAGTGATTGGGTACCAGAACAGGCTTATAAACTCTTCAAACTAAAAGGTCGCGGTCATGGCGAGTGGCTACACAAGAACACAAAAATTTCAATTGAAAAAATTCGTTACTCTAATACTCAGACAAGTGACTTTGGAAGCTTCTCTATTGTAATTCGCTCCTTGACTGATACTGACTCAAACTCGGTTGTTTTAG